ATGCCCATTGAATCAAAGTTTTTGACTGATGTACTTTCATCCGAGCTTGATGTTGAAGCAAAGGTGAAAAAAATTATTGCTGAACACGAAGCTGATACTGCCGGTCTGAAACTCAATCGTGATGAAATCCTTCAGGAGAAGGGCGAGATTGAGAAGAAGCTGAAGGCCTTCAACGAACAGGAGAATGGCTACAAGGAGCAGATCAAAACGCTGTCAGAGCAAATCAAGAAAGCTGGCTCCGAAGAGACGAAAGCCTTTTACGAAGCTGAAAAAGCACGGCTGATTGAAGAGCATGACAAGTTAAAAATTGCACTGGAAACCGAACGTGACCAGTATCGTGATGAGGCAATTCAGTTTTACAAAACAAATGAATTCGAGAAGGCCGTCAAAGACCTCAAAGTCCAGATTCGCCCGGAAGTACAAGAAGACCTTCGCGATCTCTTTTATACGAGAAATCAGTTTGATCGCAAGGTTATCGATGGCATTCCTAGGTTCCTGAACAAGGAAGCTCGGACCGTTCAGGACGCGCTTGGTGCATACCTCGAAACCGATGCAGGGAAATTTTACCTTGCAAACGGTAATACGGGCGGTGGTGCATCAGGGGCTAAGTCAACACAGGTGCCGGGTGGAAAAACAATGAAGAGGGCAGATTTTGAATCGCTGTCCCCTGATGAACAAAACAAAGTTGTGACGGTCGATAAAGTTTCGATCGTTGATTAAAGGAGATCCCGAAAATGGCGAACACTCTTACCGGAATTATTCCGACCCTTTTTGAAGCCCTGAATACCGTTTCTCGAGAAATGGTTGGCTTCATTCCCGCTGTTAAACGCGATGCACAGGCATCCCGTGCCGCTCTTAATCAGGTTGTCCGCGTTCCCATCGGTGAATCCGGTGATCTGGAAGACGTCACCCCTGGAGCAAACCCTGCCAACTCAGGCGATACGACCGTCGGTTATGCTGACGTGAAGATCACCAAGAGTAAAGTTGCTCCTGTTCGCTGGAACGGTGAAGAGCAGAAAGCTGTTGGTGCAACAGGCATGTATAACAAGATTCTTGCTGACCAGTTTACCGATGCCATGCGCAAGTTGGTAAATGCAGTCGAGGTTGACCTCGCCACAGAGGCCCTTATTAAGTCCTCTCGTGCGTATGGTACTGCCGGAACCGCTCCGTTTGGTACTGCTAACGATCTTTCGGATATTGCTCAGCTTCGGAAGATTCTCGATGACAACGGGACTCCTTCGACCGACCTCCAGTTGGTTCTCAGCTCCGCAGCTATGGCAAATATGCGCGGAGTTCAGACAATCCTCCTGAAGGCAAACGAATCTGGTACTGACAAATTCCTTCGTACCGGCTTCACTGATCCCATTCAGGGCTTCGCTATTCGAAACTCTGCTGGCATTCGGCTTCACACGAAGGGCACTGGTGCGAACTACGTAACCAATCTTGCCGCTGCTCTTGCTGCAGGAGATGTAACAATTGCACTTGACACCGGAACTGGCACCATCCTTGCGGGTGACGTTGTGACGTTTGCAGATGATGCAAACAAATACATCGTTGGCACTGGCATTGCATCCGCTGGCTCGATTGTGTTGAACAATCCCGGACTTCGTGCGGCCCTCGCAGACGGTAAAGCCCTCACCGTAGGTAACTCCTATACTCCGTGCTTTGGTTTTGACCGCAATGCGCTTATCCTTGCGGCTCGCGCACCTGCTGTCCCTGATGGTGGTGATGCTGCGGATGACGCAATGATCCTCACTGATCCGATCTCCGGAATCTCCTTCGAGGTTCGTGTTTACCGGCAGTATCGCCAGGTAAAGTATGAGGTCGGTCTTGCATGGGGCGTTTCTGGCATTAAGAGCGAGAGCATCGCAACCCTGCTCGGTTGATGATCTGAGCCCCGGCGAAAGCGCCGGGGCTTTCTTGAAGGAGATCGCATTGAAGCTTGTAAAAATGATTCGTACAGTTCCAGAAATCCCGGGCGGCCCGTTGGCCTGCGATATTCAACCTGTTGACCTTCCGTTACTCCGTGCTCGTGGATGGGTTCAGGATGGAGAGGAGTATGACACCGAGGGGCAAAAAGCCGCTTCGGCACCGGCTCTTGATTCTGAAGAAAAAAAAGCGCTGATCGAAAAAGCCATGCAGCTTAAAGAAACGCACCCGAAGGCGGTAAAGGCAGCCCCTTCTGCTATCCCGAATATGAGCATTGAGAAGCTCACCTCCTTGATCGAGGAAGCAGAGGCCATAATCAATAAACAGGATCAGGAGTAAACCATGGCGATTCAGCTGATTGTTGAGGACGGAACAGGTCTTGAAAACGCAAATACCTATACCTCAATTATTGATGCTGATTCATACCATGCCGCTCTTGGGCGAACTACCTGGGCTGAACTGGAAGATGACGAAAAGGCAGCGGCGCTTATTAAAGCGACACAGTTTGTTGACGCATCCTTTACTTGGTGCGGAGCTCGAATGTTCAGAGTACAGGCTCTTGCATGGCCGAGACACCAGGGTCTTGATTCCTCCGGTGAATCCATTTTGCTCATTGATCGTGACGGATGGGACATTGAAGGGATACCTTCAGCGATTAAAAAAGCAGTAGCCGAGGCGGCCTTTATATCCCTGGACGCGGAGCTTTTTACGGTAGCAGATCCAAACGGAAAGATCATCCGCGATAAAACCGATGTACTTGAAACCGAGTATCAAGCAGAAACTGCAAGCAGTAAACCTGCAAGCCCGACGATTTATAGCGTGATAAATATGATGCTTCGAGGCTTGTACGACGCTCCCTCCGGGGGCTTTGTTGTTGGTGGGGCGTTCCGAGGATGAGCTACAAGGCGAAGGCAAGCTCAGTCCTTGCAAAGATCAAAAAGAAAGGAGCTCCATGTAATCTCTTGAAGCCAACAAATGGCATGCCTGTATACGATGAAGCAACGGATTCACACATACAGCCGACAACGCCATTTCCGGGGAGCTGCTTGGTAACGTCCTTTGATTCAAAGTTGATTGACGGAACTGTCATTAAGTATGGAGACGTCAAAATTCTTTGCGCTTTCAAGGCAGATGTATCCCCGGATAATGGGGCTGACAACATTGTGGTAAACCCAGGAACCACACATGAAAAGAAATTTGTGGTGATCAACAGTAAAGATTTATGTCCTGATGGAAGGACAAACATACTTTTTACGGTACAGGGAAGACAGTGATGAGTGGAAAAAATGCAAAAATGACAAGGAAAATTGTCCGCAAACAGAAGAAATCCATTGCTGTCCAGTTGATCAAGGAAGTTTACGCTGAACCGCTTCCTGCTCGTGCAATGTTCGCATTGCGAATAATTTTCAGGAAGTGAGATATGGCAGGATGGACAGTCAATCTGAACGAATGGGCGGACGCACAGAAAACAGAGATGATGGATGTTAAGCGTGAATTTGCATTCGCTGTCTTCACAAAAGTTGTCTTGAGGACTCCTGTTGACAAGGGTTCTCATAGACAAAACTGGCTGGTAACTCTCAACGGAGAGTCATTTGCATATAATCCCGAAGCAAAGAAAGGCGGGCGTGTTCTTAATGCTGGTCGACAGATCATTCTTGGTTCAAAGCCCGGTGATCGTATAGTCTTCCAAAACAACGGTCCCGCAATCGATAAACTTGAATACGGTGGATATGGGCCGAACAGCAAAAGCGGTAAAACCGTAAACGGATTCAGTAGACAAGCACCAAATGGAATGGTCGGCATAACAATAATGGAAGCTGGCGGCATTCTTAGTCAGACCATTCAGGGGTAGGGTGGAAACATGGCAACTGATGCAATCGTTGAAACGACACTATTTAACGCATTTGCCACATTTCCACTTATAAAAAGTAAAACGGTGTCCGGGAAGACCGTCAAGAATGTGTACTGGCCAAACGAGCCTTTTGATCGGTCGTTATGGGCTGATGATGGATGGTATGAGGTTGATCTACTTCCTGGGGTGCCTGAACAGATTGAGTTTGGCACAGAGGGGCGAAATCGCTGGGTTGGTCTCCTACAGATCACAATCTGTACTCCGCTTGGACGTGGTAAAGCTATGGCAAATGCGCGGTATGAAGCCCTTGCCTCGATATTCAAGCGTGGGGCCTTTTTTTCTGGTGTAGAAATCGACGGCATTTACCGGGCAGATAGAGACGGCAATGACGAGGATCACTATAGATTACCGGTACGAATCGAGTATCGGGCTGATATTGAGAACTAGAAGGAGTCTGATATGGCAAGAAAGAAAACAGGTGCAAACCGAACATTGTACGCGGGACAGATGACAGGGAAAAACCAGATTCCGGCAAGTCCTGTCGGTTTCGTCCTTCGTAATCAGTCCGATTCCATCGAGGGTAAGACCGAGATGATCAAATCGGGGGAAATCCTGCCTGGACGAACAACGAGCGAACCGGTTCCCGGACAGTCCTCAAATGGCGGAGGGGTCTCCTTTGAGTTCTCCGCAGTTTCTTTTGATCGCCTCCTGTCTGCGGTGATGATGAATAACTGGGTGCGTGATGGTGGAAACCCGAATGTATCCACATTGGTCCCGGGAAGCATTGCAAAGCCTTTCTGGATATTAAAGCACTTCTCAGAGGCTGATTATCCCTTGTGGCAGCTCTTTGAGGGTGTTCAGGTTGACTCTGTTGAACTCACCTTTGCCCTCAACGCAATCGTTACCGGAAGCATAAATCTCCTTGGTATCAATGATCCTGAGCTTGAGAAAACAAACCCGGTCTCAGGACTCTCTCCATTACCGACAGTTCTTTCGACCTCTCCGTTTACCAGCCGGCGTGGATTCTTGAAGCTCGGAAGCGGCGCGACAGGGACACCAATTACCTATGGGAAAGAGTTCAAAGTTTCGATTAAGAATAATCTTGCAGCTCTCGGCTCGTTGTTTGAGACTGACGCATCCATAGTCGAAAAAATGCTTGATGTCGGTGGCTCAATCACTGCATATCTGACCGATGAAACGCTTTTCAACAGTGCGGTAAATGGCGACAAGTTAGGCTTTGCGATAGAAGTTGAGGATGCCGCAGGCAATTCCTATTTGATCGAGCTGAGCAACACCAAACTGGAGACTCACAGCTCTGCTGCTGGTGGCCGTGATGAACTCGCGCCTCAGTATCCCTTCACCTCCTTCGGACCCAACATTGTGAAGATAACCAGGACCCTTGCATCGGCCCCGAGCGTATTCACGTTGACCTTTGATGATAATGGTGCGACTACGGGAACCACTCCTACCGCTGTGACAGCTCTTGAAGCTGGATCGGTAATTTATGCGCCTGCAAATACTGACCTGGTTCTCACCGGAAACGTTTTTGTTGGCTGGAATACAGCCGCTGATGGATCCGGTATTCACTTTGATGTAGGCGACCCGATTCTCGTTGAAGCCGCGACCACTATCTTCGCAGAATGGGAGCTTGAATGATGAGCCGCCTCCTTGAAGGACTCACACCAGAAACGAGAATGAAGGCCGGGAAAGCAATCGCACGGCTGAGGAGAGAGGGCGTTCCTCATGTCGTTACGTGTGGGTTTCGGACAGAGGCGGAGCAGTATGCCCTCTGGTGCCAGGGACGCAAGCCGCTGGCAGAGGTGAATGAGGCACGGGTAAAAGTGGGTATGTATCGCCTCTCTGAAAAGGAGAACACCTACACCGTGACGAATGCAAATGGCAAACGAGTGAGTGAAGGCGGTACAGGGCGCAGCGCACACCAAACAGGGAAAGCCCTGGACGTTGTACCACTTGATAATGGGCGAGCTGTCTGGCCGCCTCATGCTGATAGCAGGTGGAAACAAATCGCAGCTGCCTTCATTGAGCAGGGTTTTACCTGGGGTGGCGACTGGAACGGTGATGGCAGAACCAAGCTGGACGGGGATGATAGCGAGGATATGGTTGATTACCCTCACTATCAGTTGATGTGATACATAGCAGGCTCGTATGAGCCTGCATATTTTGCATAGGAGAAAATATGTCAAATCTTGATCGTTTTGCGACACAAAAAAACGCAACTGAAGGTGTATGGGTAGAGCCTGTTCTGTTCGGAGAGAAGGCTGGTGTGGAGTTCCTGGTCGTTGGAGCTGATTCCGACGAAGCGAAGTTGTTTGCGCGCCAGCAGGCTCGCGAAATCGCCTCGATGAAGAAGGAAGAACGCGAGGCCGTCAACTGGGATGAACGAGCAAAGGCCGGGACTGCTGCTCGTATTAAGGGAATGCGCATCGTTGGAAATCCGGATGCACCGGTCGAGCTTATGGGTGAAAAGATCGAGAACAATAGCTCCGGGTATAAAAAATTGTTTACTGAGATTCCCGAGCTTCATGACTTCCTGTGGACGTTCTCGGAGGCGAGAATCAATTTTTTATCACTCAAGAAGGAGCCCTTGAAAAAGCAGTAAGGCGCTTCTTCTTTCGTAATCACCCTCATGTAGAAGGCGAGGGTGACTCTCGCGAGGTCGCTGTTAATCGAGAAATCTATGACGACTTCGTGAAGGACTTTGGTGAGCCTGAACCCGGCTCAATGGAATACAAGCGGTTTGAGCATTTAATGCCCTTGGATCCACCCGATTGCTTTACCTGGATTTTTGCAGAGTTCATTCGCCTCTACAACGCGAATGATACCGTGATAACTCCGGACTCAATCGAGATGTACCAACGGCTTCATAAGTTTCAGTTTTCGTTATATGAGATTGAACTTCTTTTCAAGATGAAAGAATGGGCCGCAGACGAAAAAATGAAGCTTGACAGGAGGGACGTTGATGGCAAAGCTAAGCCGACTGGTGCTTGAAATTGACGACAAAGGCATAGTCACCGCCAACGGTAACCTCGATCTCTTTAAAAAGAAATCCGATGAGGCAGCGAAGGCTGCCTCTGGTGTTGAAAAAGCAAATAAAGACAACGCGAAAAGTTTTGATCTCGTTAACCAGCTGACAAGTATTCATACACTTGCCACGGGCGCGGCAACTCTTGCCGTGCTCAAATTTGCGGGCGCCGTTGTCACTGCTGCCGGAAACATGGAATCGATTAAGACGCAGCTTCAGGTTGTTTCCGGAAGCGCGAAACAGGCAGATGTTATCTTCCGCGATCTGCAGGAATTCGCTGCAAAGACTCCTTTCGCAATTGACGGAATCACTGACACCGCGATCCAGCTCATGCAAGTTGGAGTGCAGGCGAAGGACCTGAGAAACACTCTTACTATGCTTGGAGACGTTTCAGGCGGTTCTCAGGAAAAACTCAATCGTATCATGATGAATTACACCCAGATCCTTTCTGTGGGTAAAGCGTCAACTATGGATGTTCGTCAATTCGCACAGGCGAATCTCCCAATATATCAAGAATTAGCAAATGTTACCGGAAAATCTGGCGAAGCACTCCAGGATATGATTACCTCCGGAAAGATAACCGGCGAGGTTGTCACAGAGGCTTTCCGGCGCATGACTGCGGAGGGCGGAAAGTTCTACAACGGCATGAATCTTGCCTCTCAGACGTACGAAGGCAAGCTGTCAACGATGAAGGACTCAATTACTAACCTCGCGGCAAAATTCGGAGACCTTTGGCTTCTTGACTTCCAGAAAAGAGCCCTTGACGCGATAACCACAGTGTCTGATGCGATTGCAGAAGCGCTTGATAAGCAAATTCAAGAAAGAGACGCGAGAGCGGCCCGCAGAGAGGGGACAGCGACAGTATCACAAGACTTAATTGCCTTGGCTGCTGAAATTAGAGACCTCGAAAAACGTATATTTTATGCCAAGCAATATAATCAATATCTACCTGCTGGAACTGAAGAAAAACTAGCTCAGTTAAAGCAGGAGTTAAATCTCAAAATACAAATGTCGCGTGTTGAGTATACAATGTCTCAATCTCTTGCCGAACAAGCACGAATACAAGCAATAAGAGATGAGGCCGCAAAAAAAGCAGCCGAAGAAGCTGCTGAAAAAACCAGCAAATGGCAACAAGTTCTCAAAAGTGCCCTTGACCTCGAAGAAGTGACCACTGGACGCCAAGCTGTTGCTGATTACATTGAAAACATTGAAACATCACTGAATGGCTCGCTCGTATTTGCTCAAGCATTTGGCGGAAGCGTAGTTGACGTATATGAAGGTTATTCAGATAAAGTCCGTAAAGCAATACATGAGATTTTGAAAAGTGGTTTCTGGCAGATTGACGAAGATACTGTTCAGGCGCTGATTAAGCTTGAAGACCGACTTGATGTATCAGGCAAGGAGCGGACAGGCTTTAAAACTCCTCGATTTGGTCCAGGAACAACTCCAGAGTTTGTTCCCAGTACAAAGTCTCCGTTCTCACTTGCTCCTTTTGGTTCTGATACGGGGTTCTCTCTTGGTATTTCGGATGAAGATCGCTTGTTATTTGATGAGGAACGAGTAAGCAGAGAGGAGGCCCAGGCTAAAAGGCTCGAAGAGATATACAAGAACCTTGGCGACCAGCTCAAGCAGTTTGCGGCTGATGCCACCTTTGATGCTCTTTGGGACTTGGGCGAAGCTCTTTATGAGGGAGGTAATGCAGCCGAAGCATTCGGTCGGTCTCTATTTCTCTCAATCCTTCGCAATGTCCCGGCAATGCTCTTCCAGGCCGGTTTTCAGCTCGCTATCAGCCCTGGTGGATTATACGCAGGCCTCGGCTTAATGGCTATCTCTGGACTTGGTGCTGTCGCCGGCGGTTACCTCACGAAAGCCATGGACTCAGATTCAAATGAACAGGATGAAAAGGCACGAAAGCTCGAAGCACTCACGCAACAGCTCGCCGATCTCATAACTCAATCAAAGGCCAATGCCGAATACTTTGCCTCAGGTCTCCGCTCACGGAATGCTGACTATCTCAACTCTGTCGTTTCGGTCAATGACGCAATAATTACCAAAGACGGCAAGATCGTTAAAACTCACCCTGAAGATTATCTGATCGCGACAAAGACCCCGGGGTCGCTTATTGGCGCGGGATCATCTCCGAAGGTGAACTTCACTATTATCAATTCAATCTCAAATGAGGTCGGAGTGGAGGTGAAGGAAAAAACAACCGCGGACGGCGGTAAAGAACTTGTAGCGACACTCAGGAAGCTCGTTAAGAGCGATATTGCCAAGGGTGAGTACGACAGTGTTTTAGCCTCGCGAACCTCAGCAATACATGGATCCGGAAGGAGGGTGAGTCAATGATCGGCTGGCCGATTGGTGTGAATCAGGTAATTCTCGATGATACGACGGGAACGCTTGGTAATGGTGTAATCCTGGACACGATGAGAAGCGGAAAAAAGAAATCTCGCCTCATAAGCACAAGCGCACCGGAAACCTTTCCGGTGTCGATGAAATTTACCCGCGAGGAATGGGATGTCTTCAAGGCGTGGTACAAGACAAATCTCAGAATGGGCGCTCTGACGTTCCAGTTTCCGAAGATAGCAGGAACCGGAATGGGCGAGTACCGTATACTGCCAAGCCCTTCATGGTCACAGCTCACCGCGCGTTTAGTCAAGGTAAATATGATATGGGAGGAAGCATGATAACGCCGAAAGCCGCACAGCAACTCGCTCGTCTCAGCACAAGCGCATACTTTCCCATTCTGCTTGAGATTGAAAGCCCGGTCTTTGACGGAGGGATTATTCGGCTGGTTAATAACACCGTTGATCTTGTGTATAACGGAAATACATTTCGCGCCGCCTCATTTGAATTCACTCCTCCAAAAAATACAGATAAAAAAATCGGAAACGCAACACTGTCAATCTCGACTATAAACCAGGAAGTGATTATTGCTATTCGCTCAATGCAGGATCGGGCAAAAGCAAAGGCGATAGCCGCGTTCTATTATGAGGAAGGGATACTCAATTTTGAGCCACTTGAGGAGTGGTCATTCATTCTGGCGAAGGTATCCTGGAATGAAATTGTTGCCACCTGGGAAATGCTGCACGATGACCGCATGGAGACGGTCGCAATTGCAGACCGCCTTACTCCGCAAAAGTGTCCGGCCTTAGCATGAGTATAGAATTACGGGACCTGATAGGAAAACCATTTCGCCTTCACGGACGTGGCCCAGATGCGTATGACTGTTACGGGCTTGCAATTGAAGTCCTGCGTAGGTACGGGAAAACCCTCCCGGACGCATACTATCAGGATGCGTCCAGAGAGAATAACGCACTGGTGATAGCTGACTATATCGCCACCCACTGTATGCCGCTGGTTGATTCTTGGCGCGAAGGGGACCTGATTGTCATTCGCGTTGCCGGGAAGCCAAGCCATATCGGCGTTTATATCGGAGATGGAATGTATATTCATTCCTCGAGGTCTTCAGGTGTGAAAATTGAGAGCGTGACCTCTATTCGCTCAAAAGTTGAAGGATGTTATCGATGGGAACAATAACCGTTTTCAGAAATGTTTTTTCCTCAGAGAAAGAAGAATATACCTTCTCCGAAGGACAGCGTATTAAGGATGTCGTTTCTTTTGATGAGGAGCGATCACATGTATGGGTGAACGGGTTTCTCAAGAATGGCGACTTTACTCTCTCAAATGGCGACGTATGTCTTGTTCGTGAGTATTCCGGGATGTCATTGACTGGTGCGGTTGTTTTATTTGCTGTAATTATTACCGCCAGTGTCGTTGACTACTATACAAAGGCCTTCACCGGTAAGGGTTTGTTTGACCGTGGTCGTGACTTGCTTTTGGAATACCTTGGCCTTAATGATGAGGCTGAAATGCAGGACCCAAATCAAGTAGCCAAAATTCCACAACTTCGAGGAGCACGGAATCAGTCCTGGGCGAGCAAACCGGTTCCTCTTGTTCTCGGCGAGCATCTCTTTACACCTGGATATTGCGGTTTGCCTTATACACAAATCGATCCCACTACTGATCCGGACGGCGAGAAACAATTCGTGACAATGCTGTTCATGCTTGGTTATTCGCCTCTTATTCCTACTGATATTCGCATTGGCGAAATCCTTGCGGCAAGCAATAGCGCAAATACTCTCAATGGGTTCATCACAATAGACGGCGCATATTCTGCAAGCGAGTATGGGATGCAAATCGAGGTGCGCGACTCTGCGGAGGTATCACTGTATCCCCAGAAGGTTGTCGAGGACGCGTTCAACATAGAACTCCTTAACGCCGAAGGAGTAGGTCCGGGATATCCTATACGGTTCTCAGCCGCGAATACCATGAAGCTACAGGTGGAAATCTTTTTCAATGGGCTTTTTCGCCTCAACGATGATGGGGAGCGGAGGACGGCGACCGTAGAGGTTCGCGCACAGTGGAGGCCTCTCAACGGCGATGATTCACAATGGACAGACTTCCCGGCCTTTGTAAACGCTACTTCCTTTTCGGGTGGTGTGAATACCTTTACACGAAGCGAAGCAAAGCAGATGCGTTTTATAAGTACGAAGGAATTCACATATGCTGAGATGAGTGCAATACCGACAGGCATTGTGGAAGTCCGATTGTTCAGGAATAACACCAAATCGACAAGTATGCGCACAAACGACTCTGTATCATGGACAGCAACACGCTCTTGGTGCTTCGATAAAGAAAAATCAAGCGACCTCGCGACCCTTGTGCCTCAGGTTCCAGTAGTACAGAAGCTTCGAGAAAAGACCGTGCGACTTGCGCTGCGTGTATATGCAAAAGACGATCTGACTGGAGTGCTAAACAGTATCAATATGGTGCTTAAAGCAATCACACGGACGTGGAATGGATCTGCATGGTCAACGAAAAGCGCGTCCTATACCGGCAAGACGACTTCCCGGAATCCCGCAGCGGTGGCTCTCTCTGTGCTCCAGGGAAACAACCTTGGCAAGAACGCATACAATGACTCAGAACTTGATATGGCAGAGTTTGGCCGGTTCTATGATTTTTGCCAAACAAAAGGATTCACTTGCAACGGCGTCATAACCAATGACCAAAGTCTTGACACTGTTCTGACCGCTGTTTTGTTCACTGGCCGAGCGCAGAAAATTATCAAGGACGGTCTGTATTCGCTCTTTGTTGATAAGCCACAGAGCACGCCTATAACTATTTTGAACAACCAGAATGTAATTTCAGCTAGTAACACGAAAGAATTTGAACGGATCCCGGACGGAATAAGGATTACGTTTGTCGATGAATATGACCGGTATCAAATGAATGAAATGTACGTCATGGCAGATGGAAAATCATCTTCAGACCCTGACTCTGAATTCCTTGATCTTGACCTGACATATATCACGAATCGAAATCATGTGTGGAAAATTGGGCGGTATATACTCGCATGTCTTATGCTTCGACCTGAGGTATGGACCAGGAAGGTATCTATCGAGGGCATTGGTATGCCTATTGGCTCACTTATCAGCGTCCAAGATGATACTATTGTGGTAGGGCTGAATTCCGGTGGTGAGATAAAAAACCTCATAATGGATGGATCGTCCATAATTGGAATTGAAACTGATTCATATTTCGATATGGTGGATGGAACACTATACGGGGTTAAAATACTCCAGGCCGATGGAATCAGCGACCCCACGATTCGAACGATTCATATACAAACAGAGCCGGGTACTCATAATCAGCTTTATTTTATCGATTCTATTGCTGATACAGAGGAGATAAAACCCTCGGTTGGTGACATAGTTGCATTCGGTGTCCGGGATCTTATAACGGCAGACGCAATTGTCACCGGCTCTGTCTCATCTGATAATGGTCAATATGAACTCACGCTCGTTCCCTATGATCCAGGAGTGTATATCGCGGACGAAGGGGAAATTCCTCCGTTTGACTCGAAAATCACAAAGCCTCAAAATGGTCTTTTGCCTCAGCAAATACCGACAATCCCGGTCTCGCTTGCAGAAGTTGGCGAGCTTATTGATCCGATTGTTACCGGAACAGCGGACCTCTTTCCTGATGATATAATCATCGTTACCGCAGTTGCTCGCCAGGACTACATAGACATGAGTTGGGCGTGGGATGGGTCCGCTCTCAAGAACTCGATCAAGCGCTTCATAGTAGAGGTCTCAAAGGACTCAGGTACAACCTGGACTCCTATGTATGCAACAGGAAACCGCATTCCGTATTATTTTAACCGCAGCGTTGACGGATACCCAGAAAAAAACACGGGAGCTATGAGGCTCGATGCCTGGCGTGTACGGGTGAAAGCAGAGAACATTTACGAAAACACATCTCTAGGTTATGGCCCGTCCTCTGCCGGGCAGATACTTGACCTTTCTGGATACCTGACATGGGGACCAAAGGCCCCGTATGGAATAACTGCGAAAGCGGAAGAAGCGGGAATTCTTGTTTCCTGGAAGGCCGACGAAAGCGATTACTACGGCTCAAATAAAACCTTCAGCATTAAGCTCAATGGCACGACTGAGCTCTCGGGTATTCAGGGGCGCAGTATTTTGGTTCCATTTAATCGGTCAACCCATGGCTATCCTGAAAAAGTATCGGCAGGTGGAACCCTTGACACCTATCAGGTCGTTGTATCTGCCCATACGGCCGAAAAGGCTATTGGCACGGCTGCGGCCGCAGTTACCCCGGATGTAAGCGGATACCTCACATGGATTCCGGCAGTTCCGTCTATCTCCGGGAAGGCTTCAGGACGAAGCGTTTCTCTTGAATTCACTCCCGTGGTACAGTGTTATGGGTTCAAGAGCTTTGATATCCAGATACAAAGGTCAGGCGTTGGCTCATGGTATGCGATTGGTGACAGCGCTCTTGCGTGGACTGATGAGGAGTCTTACCGGTCCGGTGCAGTGAATACCTCGACTGCAACCCCCTTCAATCAACTCGCACAGACTGTTCCTCTGTCCGGTCAAGCAGGCGACTTGCCCGTTGATACTGACTATCTCTACCGCGCCCGCATGAGTATTCAGAAGGGCGCGTCGGTCGTTTCTTCGTCATATAGTTCGGCGATTACCGTTAAAGCCCGAGCAACCGCAACAAAGGATATTGTCTCTGGTGCAGTAAAAAACGCGCAGCTTGCCGCGGAGGCCGTAACATATGACAAGATTGCCGCAAGGACAGTACAGGCGGAAAACCTCCACGCACTCGCGGCAAATCTCGTAAACACCCTGGTCCGCGAACCGAACAGAACGCTTACGGGAGGCGATTTTCCGCAGGGCTGGAACAAAGGAACGGTTGGCGGGGCTGCATCTATTTCAACTACCTCGCGAGGACAGTCCTTATATCTGACCGTCACAGCGGCAGGACAGGGTATCTCCTCTGATGTTTTTAATGTCGCGCCGGATGAAATTCTTGAAATTACTTTTTTGATTTATCGCTCAACGGCCGGTAATGGATCCGTAACCCTCAGGGCTGATGCATCTGCCGCACCGACGTCCGGCATTGCTCGCTGGGTTTGGGATGATACGCTCAAAACGTGGGTATCAGCCTCTGCGATTTATACCCTCATCGATGCGGCGGTTACAAGTGCCGCATGGCGATCATTCAAGACATATATTCTCGGGTGTGACGTTGATATCGCCGATGTCCCGTCTCCTGCTCCTGGCTCTCTAGGAAACACGATTTCGTGCGTACGGGTTGCGGCTTCTCGTAACACGGCGCAGCTTGTTTTTCTGTTCGGAGAAGCATCAGGAACAATTATCATAGCGGCTCCCTGTGCTTCCTCAATGGCAGGAGGCAAGGTTATCGCGTCCCAGGTAACGGTTAAAAACCTCTCGGCGATCAATTCAAAGCTCGGTGAGATAAACGGCGACACCGCTGACTATAAGCTCGTTATGGGATCGGGAGGAAGCGCTGAGGAAGGAACCTTCCTTCTTGGAAGCACTTCTGATGCCTCGTACTTCAGGAGGTGGAAGGAAGGCGGCGTGTGGAAGCTCGCTATGAAATTGGCGACTTTCTTTGTCGATGCGGTTACCTCGAAGATACTTGGCAAGTTCCAGGTGAGGACCGCGGCTGATACTGCGACATCTTTTGAAGTTGATCCCGGTACTGGTAAAGCTTCTCTGTTCGGGAATGACCTTGAGACCTGGATTCGGCGTGGTGTCGCTGATGCACAGTCAACGAACACAGGATCAGGGTCAAATCTTTTCGGAACACTTATCCGGGTTCAGATACCTTCGCGGTATCAGCAGTATGATGCGTCCTTTAGATATCTTATTACCGGTCATGGAGGGGGCCCAACAGGAAGCGGAACAATCAATGTTCGGGTTAAACAGCAAGCAGATTTTGGAGCTGATCCAGTTATAATGATGAATGAAATTCGCGATACGGGTGGATATACGGCACTCATTTTCTTTTATTATAAGATCGTACAAAATTCTGTGCCAACTACAGTAGACATAATCGTGAAGATAGTACAAACCTATACAAATGTAAATTTGTATTGTGTTTCTGCAAGTAAACCCGAGTTTGCAACTCTCTATAACAGCCTTTCCCTTACATCAACAGAGCCGACCGGTCTTGTGCCTTTTGCGAAGTACCACGGACTTGCTGTCGGTGAAGTTGACGGCGCTCTCACGGATACCACTGTTGCGAACGTTATCCCTGATGGAAATATAAATCGAGATTTTGGTTCTCTTTCACGAACCTGGGCGAATGGGTATTTCCGGTATCTTCGATCTCCTGCGGGTATCATTATAGCTTCCTATGACTCATGGCTTCGTCTGAATGACGGGAACCAACACGCAAGCGGGATATACTGCGGAACACGTAAGCTTCGTACAGATGGAATGTTCCAGATTGGCGGGGATAACGCCGAGCGGTTCAGGGTAAACGAAGATGGGCGTGTACAAGTTGGTAACGGATCGACTGCTCTTGTGGTGACACCACATGGTAGTATCAGCAGTCTTCTTCCATACAATAAAAACAGACCTGCTCAAATAGGTTCAATACGAAATAAATTTAGCAACATTTCGGCAACGAATGCGTATGTAAGCAATATGTACGTGCGCCAAGGATTCATAAACCCAGTATTAACGCCTGCTCATATTGTTCCATCGGCATGGCAAAACGCATCAGCAAGTTTACACGCGACCGACCCATTTGGAAGCGAAGTAATACTCGTTTATATCCGCTTATTAGCATCGAACACGCTATCATATGTGAAGTTTAACCTAGACACTATGACATTTGGAACGCCGGTAACACTCGCAAGCAATGTGCCGAGTAGTATTCATTTTTACACAGCAATGAATGGTATCAGCTATGCACTTAATAATCTTACGATGTATAGATTCTATAAAGGAGAATACTTAGGATCGACATCGCTTTCTCTTGGGTCGATAACTCCTTGTTTCTTATTCGAGGACTGTGAGGGCACATTACACCTCATCTATCACATCAGTCTTGTCTATGCGGAGGCGCTATTAGATTATCGTACAAACACATGGTCAGTAGGACAAAGTATTCCAAGCATAAATACAGTTATCTTCTCTGGATTATCACGACATATTCCTGTTACTACCGCTGATGGAAGCACCTATATTTTTGCGAAAACATCAGGTGGTGCTAATGCTGTATTAGTGTATAAAGATGGTGTATTTACAATCACCTATGCGAGTCTTCCTTCAGGAGTGTCGTTTGATCCCGGTTTTGCTCATACTATAAACGATGATCTAATTGAACTGTATTGTGGTGTTTCTGTTGTTACTGTTGACATAAGTACATCACCATTCAATTTCACTCTTATTGGCACGATCATCAGTCCTTTTTCGAATATCGTGAATTGGAAAAATAAAACGTATCTCTTGCAGTCATATCTTATTAGTGTTGAAAAAAACAATAAAGGATATGTCAGAGCTGGCGCTGGCATTATCGAATCCGGAACCTCGGCTGATGGGAAAACCCACTACACGCTGTTCTCAGATGGAACACTGATATGCCGGGGAAATAATGTGGGTGTAATAAACTCATATTGCCTGATAACATTTCCTTACGCTTTTGCTGACTCTGACTATGCCTTGTCTGCGGTCAAGGGTGGAAACGGTAGTACGGGAACAACAGGAAATGCAGTGCCAATGGTTCCAGAAGGATTTCGGACAGCAACAACAATGCGTGTCTACCTGAATATAGGGTCTAACTATTATACAGACCTCTTTTCATGGATGGCAATAGGGAGGGCGGCAACATGATATTGAAGCGCATCTATGTAAAACATCCACGGGTCACAACAACTGTAGAGGTCATGGACGAAAACACGTTGGTTATTGATGGCGAGGAGGTCTTCTTCCCGTCCGATATTGTCGAGTTCGATCCGACAGAGCAGATACCAGAGGCACGGAGAATTGATGGAATCCTTCATGTATCAATCATAATGCTATCTCCATACGAAGCACCCGGGCCTCGACCAGAGGAGGATACCAATGCAAATTATGAAGGGTAAGACACAGGCTGATATTGACCGGGAAAAAGGACTCTCTGGAATCGAGCGGGAGATTACCGCCGAAACGTTCGACGACTGTTTCGCACAGGATGAAGCAAAAGCGAAAGAAGCACTTTGTACAGTGATAAGCGAACTCAGACTCACGAAACAAGAACAGGGATTCACCTATACAGACGGCATAGCGTATCCGATCAACCATGAGGCCCAGATAGCCTATACAGGGCAAATTACAGCAGCGCAAATCGGCATCCCGTTTCAGTGTTTTGCGCATACCATGGACAACAGACAGATTGAGATGTCCTTAGAGGATATGTTGAAGTTTGTTTCTGGCGTATTCAAGGCGATAGAAAAAATAAACAAAGACGCATGGAAAGCGAAAGAGGATATCCGGAAAGCAAAAACGGCTGCGGCAGCGTGGTCGGTTTATGAGGGATACCTCGATGAGTAAAGGAGTACTGTATGTTTGACGCACTGAGTAAAATGAGCACCCCGGGTTTAATGGTCTTGTCTGGTACTATTCTTGTGCTTGCTTCAATGATCTTCGTACTGGTCTGGAAGCGGGGATTCAAGGCATCGCTCGGAGGAAAGACGCTTGAGGTTACTGGAGCAGATGGCGAGCTTCAGCAAACGGATCAATTCGGTCTTATGTATATCCTTAATGATAACTGTCATCAGATCGAGGAAAGGAAAAAAGAGCGCATCGATTCTGTTATCCCGGCTCTTTCCTACAGGATAAACGAAATCAGCAACCTCGCTTGTATAAACCTGAAGGCCGAGTCAATTCTGCAAAACAGAAGAAGGCAGAACGGGTTCAGCAGTCTGAAAACCAGGAAGGCCTTTTATGACTATGTTGATGACGTTTCAGGTGAGCTGCTCGGCAAGACGAAAACAGAAGCGGGAAGGGTCGTATTCTGTTCGAATCAACCGGTTCGGGAGATAGAGGAGGCCGTTGTTCGCTCGGTTGCTGAAGCATTTGCGTTAAAAGCAGTCACAGCTTGCCGGGATGAGTACCAGGAAAAGGCAGAAATGTACCGGCGGTTCTGTCCTCAGTTTGAGATCCTCAAGGATAAGCCGAGAGTTGATTTCTGCAATCAGAAAATCAAGAAGCACGAGGAGCGCGTGAAAACACTAACAGCGCTCATTGAGGAGATTGAAGGATGAAACCATTTGTAATACTTTTTGCCGTGTCTTTGCTGGCGGTTTCCTGTCACTCTGCGCCAACGCCGGTGCCGGTTCAAGAAATTACAACTGCGGTTGAGGTAGCTCAAGACGCGGTTGAGGCTACCCAGACAGTGGCAACTGCCGCCGGAGAACTATCAACAGCCATAAACAATCTGGCAGTACCGGATGAGATAAAGGCATCTGCAGCGAGGCTTTCTGAATTGGCACATATCGCTGAACAGACGGTAAGGACCACCCAGGAAAAAATAACAGCTATTCAGCCGATTGTTGAAACCATAGCAGGGGAGCGAGATCAGGCAATATCAGCGGAGGTAAAAGCACAAGAAGACATTAAGGAATCAAGGAAAACTGTGTTTACACTGATCCTTGTTCTTATACTGCTACTTGCAGGACTTGGTGTGTTTCTGGTTCTTAGGATTAAACGGCTTTGGCTGCTTTTTCTTTATAAAAAGCCCTGA